TTTATATTCATAAAGATAAAATACATGAATTAGTGGCATTAGAAGATAATACTGTTGCTTATTGTATCCATGCTCTTCGAGATGGAAATGGTGTTGATGATATTATTGATCCAACAATGATTCCAAAAGGAGTTGAGCCAAGAAGTATTGCAAAACCTGTTGTTAATATTTTTTAAATTAAAAATAATAATTTGCAATTTATTAAAATTTATTTAACTACAAAAAAAAAAAAAGTTACAAATAATATTCAAGGAGAGTATTTATGGCATTAACAATAGTATCCCAGGAGTTAGGTGGTACAGGACAAACGGCATTTCCTAGTCCAGGCACTGCTGGTAATGTCTTAACCTCCAATGGTTCAGCTTGGACCTCTGCGGTAGCAGCAGCTTTTGATGCTGGAACTGCTATGTTGTTTAAACAAACAGCAGCACCTACAGGTTGGACTAAAGATACAACAAATAATAATGACTCAGCTTTACGCATTGTAACAGGTACGGCTGGCTCTGGCGGTTCAGTAGGATTTACTACAGCATTAGCTAGCCAGACCCCTAGTGGCTCTGTAAGTGTAAACGTAAGTGGATTAAGTGCTGGTGCTACTACACTTTCAACTGCTCAGATGCCTAGTCATACACATGCTAGTGGAAAAAATGCTGGAGCACTTTATGATCAGTCAGATACAATAGCATTAGCAGGAAATGGTGGCGGGCAGTGGACAACTGGTGCACAAGGCGGTGGAGGTTCACACTCACACTCCATGTCAGGCTCTGCTACAGGTACATTCACAGGTAATGCTATTAACTTAGCAGTAAAATATGTAGACTTAATTGTTGCTACAAAGAACTAAGGAATATTAAATGACACAAGCAAACAATGTAGCTATTGAAAGCTCACAAATAAATTCCAGTGGAGTTCTACAACCTGCTGGTGGAGGTACTGGTGTAGCAACTGTTACTGGTATTCTTAAAGGAAATGGTACTAGCCCTATGTCTGCTGCTACAGCGGGTACTGACTTTGTAGCTCCTGGGGGATCCCTTGGTACTCCTTCTTCTGCAACATTGACTAACGCAACTGGTCTTCCTCTTTCGACTGGTGTTACTGGTGTGTTGCCTCTTGCTAATGGTGGTACAGGTACTACTAATACTGTTAATAGTATTGTAGCAGGAACTAATATTACTATTAGCCAAACAGGGACTGCTGTTACAGTTAACGCTGCTGGTGGTTCTGCTGTTACTTCAGTTGCTACTGGTAATGGGTTACAAGGTGGAACAATTACTTCTACTGGAACTTTAAGTGTTGCTTGTCCTGGATTTAATACTGTTGGAAGTTATGTAGCTTGTGCTTATAGTGTTAATAACAGCACAATGACTTCTGGTAGCAATTATGCCGCTGGTGGTTCATTGAACCAAATTCAACTTTATTCTTATAGAATTTTAGAAACCGCTTCATCAGATTCTACCAATGGGGCAATTAGTGGGACATGGAAACTAATGGGGCAGGGTAATAATGCATCGGGGGGTACTAATACCTATTTATCATTAGCTTGCAGAGTCTCTTAATTAAGGAAAAATAATGTTTACACTTCAATACGCTAAAGACCCTATTTGGAATGACGCAGAAGGCACAGCCATTTTGTTAACTGTTAAATGGGAAGAATTTAACGAAGAATTACCATTTGGCGCAACCTCCTATGATCCTGAGCCTTATGGTGTTGATTTGTTTAATCGTGCCGTTGCTAATGAATTTGGTGAGGTATCACCTTATGTATCACCTATTCAACCAGTAATTGATTTTGAGCCAACACCTACAGAACCTACAAACCCATAATGACACAATATTGCGAAGGTAGAATTTATCCTGGATCAGTACCTGACTTTCGTATGTTTCAAAAAGAAAGCGGTAATGTAGAAATGCAAGTACGATATATTAACACTGCAATGGGCTACACAGGAAAATGGATGCCAGTAAAACTAGAACAAGAAAAGAAAGAGTAATATGTCCCAAGAACACTTTGAACGTATTGCCGTTATTGAAATTAAAGTAGAAACTTTAGAAGAAAATCATACAGAACTTCTTAAGCTGATGCACGAAGTAAAAGATGAAATGACTCGTTATAAAGGGTTTTTAGGTGGTATTGCTTTTATTACTTCAGGAGTAGTAGTATTTTTTACTTTATTTAAAGACTGGCTATTAAAACATTTATAGGAGTAATTATGAAGCAAGGATTGTATGCAAATATTACTGCTAAAAAGAAACGTATTGCTGATGGTTCAAAAGAAAAGATGCGTAAGGTAGGTAGCAAAGGTGCTCCTACTGCAAAAGCTTTTAAGGATGCAGCTAAAACAGCTAAGAAAAATAAATGATTAAAAAAGGTAAAGAAACTTTTAGTGGTTATAACAAACCTAAGAAAACACCTAATCACCCTACTAAATCCCATGCTGTATTAGCTAAGTCAGGTACAACTGAAAAGCTAATTCGCTTTGGAGCACAAGGAGTACAAGGCTCTCCTGATGGTTCTGCTCGTAATAAGGCATGGAAGGCTCGTCACCAAAAGAATATTGATAAGGGTCCTTTGAGTGCGGCTTATTGGGCTAACAAAGTAAAATGGTAAAGGCGTAACATGGATCCAATTACACTACTAGCAGCATTTGCTCCTCTAGCGGTTGACTTAGGCAAGTCTTTAATCGCTAAGTTCGTAGCACCAGATAACTTTAAACCTGCAACTATTGAGCAGTATGTACAAGTCAAGCAGTTAGACTTAGATATGTTCAAGGCTTTAAACGACGCTGGTGGCACTAATCCCACCTACCAATGGGTAGAGGCTATCATCAGGATGCAACGTCCTCTGGTGGTCACTATAGCCCTAGGTGTGTGGGCTTGGAGTCACTCCTATGGTATACCTAGTCCAGAGGTAGATAACTTTGCTGCTATTGTAGGTTTCTATTTGTTTGGTGACAGAACTATGTTCTATGCTAAGAACGGAGTAGCTAAATGAAGCTAGAACTTAAAAGAAATTTCTTTGGTGATACATTTACAGTGGGAAAAATCTATAAAGATGGGCAATTCATTTGTTATTCTTTAGAAGATAAATATAGGGAAGTAGAAGGTGAGCCTGTATCTATGTGGAAAGTAATGAGTGAAACAGCTATTCCTAAAGGGACTTATAATGTTTCTGTTACTATGTCAAATAGGTTTAAAAAGTTAATGCCTTTATTAGTTAACGTGCCTAATTTTTCAGGCATACGTATTCATAACGGCAACACGAAAGACCATACTGAAGGTTGTGTTTTAGTAGGAAAAAAAGTAAAAGATGGGTTTGTTGGCGAGTCTAAAGTAACTTTTAAAAAGCTAATGGGCATACTTTATGCAGAAAAAAATATCAGCATAGAAATTACTTAACTAGGGGAAAACATTATGAAAGCATATTTAATTGAACGTCTTAAAGAAGCATCAACATGGCGCGGTATCGTAGCGCTACTAACCGCCATTGGCGTAACGCTATCACCAGAGCAAGGCGAGGCGATAGTAGCATTAGGACTAGCCGCTATTGGTACGCTAGGCGTATTTACAGCGGACAAAAAGTAATGTCCTCACTCTTTGCTTTCATAGACCGCCTGCTACTATTAGTAGTTAGGTGGGCTGTGGCATAATAAAGTCAGGTAGTATTTTAGACATGCCACCTGACGTTAGTTGTATCAAGCCTTCCATTGTTTCAACAGGGCTTGTTACTGCACCAGCCACGTCTGAAATAAGTTTGCCTGTGCTAGGGATTATGTTACTTGCGGCTTTTGTTGCCGTTTCACCCCAAGACATGCTTTTTTCTTTAGGCGTTTCAGGGAATAGAAGTTTAGCTTGGGTTATAATTTCATCATCCGAAGCACCTTGAGGCCCACGGATTTTACGCAACACACCGCTAGGGTCTCTAACTTTATACACTGTAGTGCCGTCGTTACTGTTTACGTTATCCATAGTTTCACCTGCTTGTGCTGAAGGGACAAATGCGCCTAGTATTTTATTTGCGTAACTTGCACGGGTAGCGTTTTTCTTTTCGTTAGCCCCTGCGCGTTCGTAATGATTTGAAAAATTAACCGCCGCTTCTGATGCGTCTCTCGAC